AATGCACCCCCCAAGGTTCTCGTTACCGAGAAACAACCGTATTGCGTAGCAAAGCTACCTTTCGGGCTGTTTCTAGGGCAACCGAACCCAAGGTAGGGGCAGTTAGCTCCCACCACAGCCTCCAGCGTAGTTGCTGGATATTTTGGCAACCGCCCTTCTAACTCAGTTAGAAGGGACGGAACCACCCTCGTTTGATGTTGACGACAAGGGGACGTCCAGAACGTCTCAAGTGGTCCTCGTCAGCGAGTGGCAACTCGCGTCTTGTCAAGAACCATTTGCGCAAGGCGTGATGATCGTCAATCACATTGATTGGCGATTCACCTCGTACCACGTAACCCTTAACCAAAGGGGACTGGTACCGACCACCTATTCGATCGGTTTGGTAACCGAGGAAGGAGTGTCGACCTAACACGGGAGACGTTGGAGCCACCACGGGATAATCCCTAAGGATTCTCTCAATGATGGTATCCAACCATCGCACCGTCTGCCAGAGGCCAGCTTGGTAAAGCTGGTTTCTAGTTGAGACAAGCGCGACTAACTCCCTGACGTCCCTCCGTGATTCAGGGAACATTTGGCGGAGCTTGACAATACTAACGTCATGCCCAGCGTAATATTCCTTGCCACAAGACTCTCTGAACATCCCTGTCCAGAAAGACTTGTGTTCGTTTACTTTCATCCCAAAGGATGTCAGCGACGAAATCACAGAGCGCACCAATCCTTCGGGGACGATAATATCGTCACCGAAGATACGCACCTGGCCCTGTAAGGACATTACGTCCCTATAGGTCAGAGGCCGTTCGAGCGAATTCTCGTAAGCCACAAAGACGATGGTTAAGAACACCATCGCCTCGATTGGAAACGAGAGCGCTGAACCCATAGACGCGAACTTGGATAGAAACATAGTTTCAAATCCAGGAACTTGAGCCTTCAGAGAACGACAAGCGGATATCGCCTGAAATAAATCAGGCGTAAACGCAAGGAGTTCTCTTACATGCTCAAAGGAAACGCGATCACTTGCTTCACTAAGGTCTAGTGTAGCAAGTCGTCCCTCGCGGGACCCTTCACGAGCAAGACGCTGATTAGGCGTTTGATCAGTGAAGCCGATAAAGGCATTGAGGAGGTTATCCCTCTCAACCTTTTCGTATATAACGTGACGAAGAGCCTGCTGCACATACATCATGGCAGTAGGTTCCGCCGCAATAATACGAGGCGTTTTCTGCGTTTTAGGAACAGAGAGAACCATAACTGGTATCTCTGCTTCGGGTTCGAGGAAGTCCACGTCCCCTAACGCTTCAAAGAATGAAGCGTTCGGGAGGAGAAATTCAACCGAAGGGAAGAATTGCTCCAGACGTCGGGTCCAGTACATTCTTGACCACTTTTGGTTACCTTTTAGACCATCAGCGGTCGCACCGGGCCCATGTTCAGGGAAGAGATTCCAGGGTTCACTGACCTCGCGGTCAATGATTCTGAGAACTCTTCCAAGAACGATATTCGCTACACGTCGGAATTGATTTCTCAATTCCTCTGAAAACGTGTCGTTGAATATCTGGACTTCCTGCTCACACTCGACATATTGGAGCATAGCCGCGCGTTCTCTCTTCTCACTTGAGAGGAGGAACAACTTGCCGTAAACCAACGTTAGTTGGCGAACAGCATGAATAGCGTCTATGCTCGGATGATCGAGCAAACGGCCACTTCCAGACTCGAACACGAGTTCTAGGAAACCCCGTAGAAATACGGGGAGACCGGCTCCTTTTCCTTCTCTAAAGGGCTCACGCCCAGTAAAGTGAGGAAAATCGGAGAGAACAACCTGACCTCGGTCCAGACTTCTTTCGAAGGCTTTTCCGAACTCAGGAAGGGTAATGGTAAAGAACCCATTTCCCTCGTGTTCTAGTCGTCTGCTGACAGTCTTTATGTCAGCAGTGGCGCTAGTGCAACACCAACTCGCCAATTCATCGGCGAGTTTGGACCAGAGCATCATCAGGCTTTTCAAAAGCCCTCCTTAAACTAGAGGTAACTTTTCCTTAGCCAAGATGAAGCATTCAACAGTCTGTTATCCCTTGAATAGGGCTTGGAAGGCGTGGACTAGAATGTCCGCACCAACCAAGGAGACTGTTACTGTAAGACGAATCCGATGTTCCTTAAGCCGTCTGGTGTAAATCCAGATTTTGATTAGCTCTTGTTCACGTTCTAACTTCCTTTTATCCTTACCATTTTTCATGGCGGGGATTATAGGGTCTAGAACGGAACGATCGGAGTGGACAATGCTTTAGACGAGGTTTCCCTTGTCTAACGCGCCGAACACACCGAAGAGCCTCAAAAATACTGCAAAAAGCGCAGTATGGGCAAGGATCATGGATTGAAACGGGCTGGATTGCTCGTTTCTCCGCCACGCCAGGAATCCGTTAGGATTCCCCGCCGAGGAGCTTCGTGATCAGCAGATCTGAAGAGGCCGTCATGGCCGACTTCAGACCTGTATAGACCGCGAGCGCCTCAGCGTTGGTGAAGCCGTCCTTTGGACGGTCACACACCAGGTAAACGGACATCCCTCTTTCGACATTTACTGCCGGTTGAAAGATGTCCGCGGCGATCTTCTTATAGTCGAGACGCAACATGTGACGGGTCCTCTTCCCGTATAGGGTAGAGGCCGTCAACATCGACGTACCGTCGCTCGATGTGTACACGGAACGATCTGACCCCACGCTTGTGCGCGGGAGACTGATCGGACCGAGACTTATCGGTGCGGGGTACGTCACTGCTTGCGGATCGGAATACGACATGGTGGCAATGCTCCTAGTGTTGGTTACGAAGTACTACACCTTCTAAGCCGCACGGGACAAGCCCAGCGCGACCAGAATTGAACTCTGGAACGCTGAAAAACCATTCCAATTGAGTCCAAAACCGTAAGGGGTTGCTTTCCTTCGTAGTTTGGTATCAACTTCTACCACTACGTCGGAAACTGGACGGTACTCTCCATTTACTGGAATAGCACCGACCAGGCTATAGGTATTAGTAGTGATGGATCGCTCCATCATATACCCATAGCGCATTACCAGGCCGTCTTCATGGAAGGCAGACCAATTAGAGATTACATCTCCCATATTGGAAAACCATCCGACGGCCCAGGACCATGGAGCTACCTTCCAGAGATTATCTGGACTGATTTCAAGGCCTAGTTGACGGGCTAGGATAGCCAAGTCAGCTAGCTTCTTACTAGCGAAAATCTCGCTAGGAAAGAAGTACGTAAAGCAGCCGGAAAACCAGCGCTCTCTCACAGTTTCACTGTGACAGTAGCAGGAGCCCCAGGTCGCTCCCGTTTCCGTCCACTCAGATGTCATGTTCTCCATACAAAACGGAGGACGTGAATCGAGTCGACGTTCCGAGACCGACCTATCTGTAGGAAAGTGGTAAGTCCTTCGGATTGGACGCCCAATATTACGCTTGTATTGGTCAATGACCGAACGAGCGTTTACGACACCATGGCCAAAGGCCGTGATATCGTTAATAAGGGGCTGCCATCCGAATTGTACGTTAAGGTATTCGTCGCCCGCATTGCGAGCAGCTGAACCTTGACGCTCCCAAGATTGAGAACCAGGGAGATACGGCAAGCCGTCTCTCTTTAGTTCAACAAGAGCTTGGGTAAGACTAGCCACAGGGTTAGTGGGTTTGACGCGACTTATTGCTGTTGTACCAAGCATGTCCAATACAGCATCATTGCTGTAATTGTTCAGGCTGGTATCAAGCAGCGCAAAGTTCGGGTCAATGGCGAGTTCGGGTGTCCGTCTAGTATAGACGGTAACCGAATCATCGGGTGGAGATCCGAATTTCACAACGGATGTCCGCTCGACGTTCTTGATATTGTTTACCAAGAACCGCTTTTGGGTGAAGAAGTCTCCACCCAAATCCTCATTCTTATCCTTATTACTAAGGAAAGGATGACCCTCGGACTCGGTATATTGAGTCCCCGCAGTTTTCCAATTCACCGTTCCAGAGGATTTGTCAATCCCCCAGTTCGGATGACTAGGAAAACTTGTCCTCCGCTCTAAACGTGCACGACCCGCTTCGACCTTAATCGGTCTAATGCGAGTCGATTGCGTATATTGCCGAGGTGCGGCCACAGATAAACCTCCTTACGGAATTTACAGAGTACTCGGTAGGCCAAACAACTTCTCATAGGGAATATGAGAAGAGGCTAGGCACAAACAACCATCGATGACACCACGAGGTGCGTGTCAAAGACAATCGATCATACCTAGCTAGGCCGCGAGTACAACGGGTGTTGCACTGCGCAGGCGGGACTTACACCAACGGTGTGAGTCCCGC